GACGAGCAGCCACTTGAGTTCGGTGTTATCGACCTGCAGGTCTTCGATAAGACGCTTCGACTCCTTGAACGAGTTCTCGTTGAGACCGTCGCGGTTGTTCAGCTCGATCATCAGCACCTCTTTGGTAGGGGTGCTGTTGTACTTCTTGACGTAGTCGTCGATCAGGCGATAGACGACCTTGTCGGGTAGGTTGTGGAAGTACTCGTCCTTGAGGAAGGGAAGCGTCTTCCTCGCGTACGACTCATTGTATATCAGGTGAGAGAGTATTGTCTGCTCAATCATTATCAACTTTCATGTGTGCGTGGCATGTGCGGCGGTAGCCATCGTCTGTCGGCCATCCGCAGCTGGCGTCCTTGTAGCAGTCATGCTCGTCGCACATCCCAAGGATATGCTTGAGTGCTGAGTATTCATGCTCGCGAACGATCTTTTTGATCTCATCCATCTGAGATATATCAAACTCGTTGGATATTGTCAACCCATCGTTGCAGAGAGGGACGTATGCTTCTGGACCAAAGCCGAGGCGATCATAGATCAAGTAGCGATAAGACCCGCCTTCTCTTGCATGCTCGACGATGTGTTTGAAGACCCACTGAGTTACGGCGAGCTTATGCTCATTAGAAACTTCAGGCAGCAGGTCTTCAAGTGAAAATAACTCTTTACTATTCATCGTCGTCCTCGATCAGTGGTTCATCGTCGTGACTCACGAGCGAACCGGTTGCGATAGTGTACTTCTTTTTGATCCATTCGGCGAAGTCAGTCGTCGAGAGCAGACTTTTCCATGCATCGCCGTTGTCTTCTATCTCAGATGCTTTGAGCTTTGGACCGGTGAGTTCGCCAGTGGTGCGATCAACGAACTGATAAGACTGGGCCGTAGGCTTCGCGATGTATCCACCCTCGAGCGCCAAATCGAGCAGGCCCGACCACTTCTTGATCCCGCCCTCATAAGACACTGTGATTGGGATCTTTGACTTTTCTTTCACGTAGCGCGACTTCTCAACGTTGATGACGAAGTTGTAGCCGGTGATGTCCTTGCCGTCTTTCTCCTGCTGACGACCAAGGATCCAGATGGTGTCGGCCGAGTAGTAGATGCCGGTACCACCGGAGACGATGTCGCGTGGATACATGGCCATTTCTTTGTAGGTATGATTAACCACGATCAAAGGAATATCTTTGAGCGTCAAGTGCGGTGTGACCATGCGGAACAAAGACTTGAGAGCTTTTGCACGGGACATATCCGCGACCGACTTACCCTCGAGCGCGTCGTCGGTTTCTTTCTTCGACGCGAGGTTGCCGACTGAGTCAATGACGATGACCACCTTGTCGTCGCGACCGATCTCCTCGAGCTGCTTGACGATGTCGAACTTCAGCTTCTCGATGTCTGTGATCGGCGTGTGAATCACTCGATCCATGTCGATGTTGAACGCGTCGAAGTAGCTCTTGGGCGTACCAAACTCGGAGTCATAGAATAAAAGAACGCTCTCGGGATACTGCTTCATATAGGCGCCGGCCATAAGGAGGGAAAAGGCCGACTTGAAGTGCTTCGACGGACCCGCCATGATGGTGAGTCCCGGAGTCAAGCCGCCGTCGATGCGGCCCGAGAGCGCCACGTTCACCATTGGAACGCTAGTAGTGATCATATCTTTGCGATTGTAGATCTTGCTTTCTGTGAGAACCGACGATTGGTCGATCGTAGAATTCTTAATGAGTCGATTGATGAGAGACAATGAAATACTCCATGTTCATGATTTAAGTATATTATCCAACTTTTTGATAAAATTGTCAATCTTTTTTACACGGTCGGGCCAAACAATATTTGGCTTCTCTGGATTTAGTTTTAAGTTGTTGAGAAGAGGCATGATCGCGTCGTAGATCTGTTGTGCTTTTGTCTGAGCGGTGTCGACCGCTTCAGTCATATCGTCGGCGAATTCAAAGCCGAAGTCGTAATCTTCTGTGTTGCTCATTTTCTTATCATCCAATGATAACTTTTGTTGAATCTATCTACTTCAAATGATTGTATGCCGGCGATCTCGTCGACAAACTTATCAACTACTGGAGACATCTTATAGTCTGGCCTATCAAAAACATAGTCGTCTCCCATAAGAGTGCCAGAAGCGTTGAGTTTACCCCATAATCTTATAAGCATATTTAAGACTAGATCTAAGCTTTTTCCGTCGCCGTTGTCTACGCAGTCGTAGTATATGAAGTCCCAGTCATCGCCGATTTCTTCTATAACTCGTGTTTTATATATGTTAGACTTTATCGCCCGATCGACTTCAACATTGAACAGTCTGCAGCTCGAATTAAAATCATCTTGAAAGTTTGTTCCTGGAATGCTTGTTTTTCCATCGTTGTACTCAATGTCACCGTTCCACGAATCTATGGCCGTGACTAAACAAGTTGGACACTCTTTTTTTATAAGTATCGTTTCAGCCCCGCATCCGGCACCAAGGATTAGTACCTTTGAATTTGGTTTAAAGCCTCGAGCTAATTTTTGGATAACATATAAAGCTTCACGTGTTTTATAAGTCGCGACCGATCCGTAGATCTTATCAATCAAGTTTTCCAAAGCCCCACTTTCTTTCTAAACACCACCAGCACTTACCGCAGTGTGGTTCACTGAAGTGCACTTTACTGTTTTCACAGCTTCTGGTTAATGGAAAAAGCGTATCCATGAGTCCATAACTTTCATACAACTCTGCGATAGCTTTTTTATTTATGTTGGCAAACGGATGGAATGAATACAAGTCTACCGTAGGTTTAGTTCCAAGCGTCTTGTTTCTAGTTGAATCGCCCGTGTAGTCGGTCTGAAGCTCTACATCCGGATTTTCTGTTATACCCGTGAAGTGAGTCTCAATTATCTCTCGCTTCCTCAAGCTTCTAACGAAGATGGACTGCTCCTCGCCGTAGCGCTGGGGATCCACCGGCTCAGGTTTTATCTGATGGGGATTGAACTTTACGTTGAGCTTATCTTCGATGAATTTGACAACTCTCTGCGCAAAGATGTGTTGGTGAGGTTTAATCGCGTTGATGACTGTGATCGGTATAAGGTCTACGTCTCTTTCTTGCTTCTTATACAGAGCGAGTATGTACGCGAGCAGCGCGCTGTCGGCACCGCCTGAGATCTTGATGCCGACTTTGGTGTACTGCTCCGGTATCTCTATTAGGACTTCACCCTGCGACGTGTGTAGCTTCATCCAAAGAATCCCTCGATAGATGCTTTCTTCTCGGTGCGCCAACCGATCGCGTCAAGGATCGTCTTGAGCGGCTCGACGAAAGCTTTTGAGTACTGCAGCTCATAGTCTATATATGTCTCGAGGCCGAGCTCAGGAGGAAGGGCGCCGAGCGAAGCGACGACATTTTCACGAATGGGGTTCGGAAGCTTCATGTAGCAGAACTTAATCTTGTCGCCTTCCTTGATGAGTTCGTACCTCGTGTTGAGCTTCTTCTGTTTAACGTAGTGATTGTAGAGCAAAGCGCCGCGAACTTGGATCGGTGTACCCTTCCTATAGATGCTGTCGCGATCGGCGTACTCGGCGAGGCCCTTGCATCCGCGTGGGAACGCAACTTCTTCGTACGACATCTTCACGAACTCATCGCGGAACTGTGCAATGAACTTGATGACGTCGTCCTCGGTCTTACCCATGATGACCTTGAGACACTGCTTAATCTTCTCACGACACGCTTGAGGAGTCGATGATCGCACCGCTTCGATGCCGACAACCTTCACTTTCGGTTCGGCGTACGCCACGCCCTCGTTGTTCCAGATGTTGAGGATGTAGTGCTTCTTCGCGGTCCATATACCCTTGTCGGCGATGGCCTCGCGCTTCATCTTCATCTTCTGGGCGTAGGCATTAACAACTCCGCCAAGGCGCCCGTAGCTTGACTCAATGAAAGGTTCAATCTTACTTTCAATCGCGTTGTCAAGGAATTTGACGATCTCAGCAGTCGGCGACCCCTCAAGGCCGCATTTAGAGACCAGTTTGCCAAGCGTAATGTACATAGAATCCGTATCGCATGCAATGACATAGTCGACGTCCTTCGTCGTGAAGAGCTTGTTAAGGTACTTGTTCATGTCGCGCGCGATCCACATGATCGCCAGCTGACCGGAGAGCGTGATCGACTCAGCCAGCGTATCGTCGTACCAACGAAAGTACTTGTTCGACAGCGCACCGTAAGCTGAGTTCAACTGAATCTTTCGCGCGAGCTGCATGTTCTTGTTCTGCGCTATCACTTTCTCGAGCTCAGGTGTTGGAGTCTTTTGATACTGCTGCTCGGCTTCAAGCATTCGCTTCTTATAGACGACGCGGTCTTCGTACATCTTTTCCATGAGCTTGGGAAGGAATCCCTGCTTATCGCGCTCAAACATGACACCCGAGCCGGTGACCGTTAAGTTTCTGGCAACCATCTCGTTTCTTACGTGCAGCTCGTCGAGGTATCCATCGAGTATTCGCTGGACCGAAGTCTCCTCGCTCAGCGGAAGCTTGCCGGCGTAAGTCTCTGGCGAGATGTTGTACTGCATGATCAAGTGTGGATATAGCGAGTTCAAGTCGAACGATACCACCCAGTCGTGCATACCGAGCAGGGGATCTTTGACGTAGCCGCCGATGATCTGCTTATCTTTATAAGCGTCTCTCTTCTGTGGAATTACTATGCGCTGATTGATGAGGTAGTTGTGGATGATGACGTCCCAGATGCGAACCGAGCCATAGGCGTCTGAGAAGTTAACTTTCGCGTCATAGGCAATCGCGAACACCTGCTCGATAAGCTTCAACTTGTCGTCAAGCTTCGATACGATCTCGACGTCGCGGATGTTATACTCAATGAACTTCTGATAGTCTTGCTTATAGAGCTCAAGCAATGATCCGTGTTCGGAGTAGTCCAGCTTCTTCACACCGAGCTCTCCCTCACCGATGTAGTCGAGCCGATAAGATTCTTGGTTCTTGAATGAGAACTTCTTATAAGTCTCAAGGTAGTCAAGCGAGGTGATTCCGTAGATCTCATACACTACGTCTTTGCGATCGTCGATTCCGCTGCCGCCGCGCGCCGCCGACTTACCGCGGATGATCTCGCGCTCCTCGACCATTCCCCACGGCGAGAGTTTCTTGTGCATCTCGTGTCCAAGCACTCGACGGATGCGATTGACGATGTATGGGATGTCGAACTTATCGATGTTCCAACCCGTGATGACGTCGGGAGAGAGCCACTCGCTGCGCCAGACATCGAGGAACTTAAGCAGAAGTTTTTGTTCGTTCTCACACTTTAAGTACTTGATCTTGTCGTTCGTCGTCGTGAAGTCTCCACAACCTAGCACGACGTAGATGTCGTCTTTCTTTACGGTGATCGCGGTGATAGGCTTGTCGGCTACGTGAACGTCGGGAAATCCGTCATCGGCCGCGACCTCGATGTCGATGTTTACGACCGACACCATCTTAGGATCGTAGTCGATCTCTCCCGGATAGTAGTCGTTGAGAAACGGATAGAGCCACTGCGTCATTCCATAGAATGGTTTATTGCTTACGTTTTCGTGATTTTCTTTTATGTAGTCCCTTGCTTCTTTCGGCGTTCCAAAGTTTTTTCTCATTACGAATTTTCCGTCGAGAGTTCTATACGGAGTTTCGTTAGAAGTTGGAAGAAAGATGTAGGGTTTACATGGAATCGTCTTCATCACGCGTCGGCCATCTTCGAAGCCGCGAAGAAAGATCGAGTCATGGAACAAGAAAGCGTTGGTGTAGAACTTTGACATATTCATACTATAAAACATACCTGTGTAAATGTCAACTAAAAAAGGGGGATTGCTCCCCCTTTTTGTTACTTAGAGCCTTCGTTGATTATAACGAGCTCGTCTACTGTGTACGGCCACATAGTTTTCTCCTCAAGTATTCTTGAAGAAGAGGTAGCCGGTGACCGAAGTCACCAGAAGAGTGAGGGCATCAAACATAGTAATTCCTCACCACATCGCGAATGTTTGAACGATGGATGCCGATGTCGGACAGGTCTCTATCCGTCAACTGGCTGAGTTCGCGAACAGTAGTTCTTATCTTCGCTTGGCGTTCAAGCCAGCGAGACACTTTCTTAATGAGTCTCATATTACTTTCTTTCGTTGAGAAGTTGCTTATCGGTGGGCTTGTTCTCAGCTGCTGAATCAGTAATATCGATCTTCTTAGGCTTCTTGGAATCAGGGATGATGTTCTCGAGCCAGATCTTAAGCATGCCGTTGATGAGCTCGGCGTTCTTAATCTCCACGGTGTCTGCGAGAGAGAACTTGCGGGTAAATGCGCGGTCGGCGATTCCCTTGAACAGGAATTCACCGTCGTCTTCTTTGTTCAACGCCGAGTTGCCTGAGATCACAAGCGTTCCGTCTTGGAACTCGAGATCGAGGTTGTGCTTGCCGAAGCCGGCGACTGCCATCTCGATAACGTACTTGTTCTCGTCAACTTTGACGATGTTGTAGGGAGGATAGTTTGGGATGGACTTCGAGAAGTTCTGAGAGACTTCATTGAATCTCTTGAGCATCGGCTCGTAGCCGACAAAGAACTTGGAGTCAAGTAGAGCGAATGGATCGAAGTTAGTCATATAGACCTCCTAAAAAGCAAGGTTGATGTTGAGCGGCTCCATTAGGCAGCCACCTGTTATATATAATACCGACTCACCATTTTGTCAATACAAAAGTGAATAGCTACTTTCTATAAGATGGAAACCTTCTTCCCTCTTCGTATCGCCAAGACACTACGTACTTGAACTCATCGTCGCTCCAGTTCTCGTAGTATCCCTTCTTCATGAGCATCTCGCTCGCGCGGTCCAGCTTATCGAGTCTCTGGATGCCGATCCATCCCCACTTCCCTTGGTTCATCGTGACGCCGGCGGCCGTCTGCTTCTCATAGGGATGATCCTCGAAAGCAATGATCCCTTTAGGCATGTAGTCGTCGTTGAACTTGTCGATGAAGTCGCACACCTGCTCGATGCCGATCATAGCCGGATGGAAACCGATGACGACGATCTCCTTGTCGAAGTAAATCTCCTGCCTGATCTTCTCAAGGTCTTCAACGGTCTCGACGAATCTCCAATCGACTTGCTCGTCGAGCAGCGCTTTTCTGGCGAACGGGCACGGGATCTGACCCATCTTCTCGTTGAACGCTCCTACCCAGTCCGTGATCCACGCGGACATGTCTTCTTTAAATTCCGTAATCAACCTGCGTTCCCTTCCTGTTGATGTCGAGAGTCAAGCAGTGCCACCCACCGTCGAAGAAGAATCGATGTCTGATTGGGCAGTGAATCGGCTCCATACCATTCTCTCTTAATACTTTGAAAAGTTCTTTGCTTGCGCTGTTAACGACCACGTGCTTGTCGTCAATCACCAACACGTTTACGTCGAACACCGTCTCATCGACTTGACCCGTTAAGTTCTCAAGGAAGTACTCGACAAAATATGTGAAGTCATCGTTGTCTTCTTGGTCGGGAACCCACCACTTGCCTAGGTTCTTCCTGCGCAGCTTCTTAAATTTACCGACGCGATCCCACACCGGATCGTCGAAGTAGATCACCTTCCACTTTTCAAATACGCTTTCCTGCTTACACTCTGCCAAGAATTTAGACGCGATCACGAGTCCCGGCTTAAGCACACCAAAGATGCTGTCGTTATGTCCGCCTAGATCCAACCTATCATAGGTAAACTTAGGGTAGTTCTTCTCGAGATATGGAACGGCGTCTTCGGTTTGAGCGATGTCGACCAAACACTTTGACCCTATGCGAGTTAAGTTTGGACTGCAGAATCCAGTAAGCATCGTGCTTGAAGCGTGCTTGTCGATTTCTTCGTCAGTCATGCGATCCACCAGAGAGTGATCCATGGTACGCCTGAGCTTTGCTTGTATGTAGTCTCTACCACGCCTGAAGCGCGTCGTCTCATCATTGAGCGAGTCATCGACGCTGTCGGCACCGTAAGTCTCTTTCAACTTCTCAGAGATCTTCTTAGAAGCGTACGTAGGATCACTGACGAATATCTTGTCTCCCATTACGATTATGTTGTCGCGAGGTTCAAGAGGAGGAGCCGGAAGCATGTTCGCTTTGAGCGGGTAGCTGTGCTTGTTTGAGTCTTGCAGACTGAGGCGGCCGTATATGTCTACGTAGTCGAGGATGCTTTCCTTGTAACCGAGCTCCTCGGGAGTGTACTGCACGACGTTGACGTTGTGCGACTTGAGCTTCTCTTTAAAGTTCTCGAGGTCTTCTTGAGTCTCATCGGCGATCTGCACCAAGACGTCGCGGATCCTAGGATTCCTGATGTCCTCAAAGAAGCTCCTGTCGTAGAAGCTCCCAAGCACTAGTTCACGCAGGGGTTGAAACTCATCCCAACTATTGACTTTCATGATAGTTTCCATAAATATAATACTAAGATTATATATCAGATGTACAAGATTCGTATGTCCCACTACAGCAACGGTACGCGATACTACAGCGTCTACGACGCCCGTGGTCGATTAGTCCTGTTGACTAAAAGGGTAGCTAATCTAGATAAATATAAGACAGATAAGAATTGATCGCCTACACCATGTTTCGTAATTTACTAAAGGAAAAGAAACATGATGGATCCAAAGTCAGCCGCGAAGTTTGGCAACTCGATAGGTAAAGGGCTCAGCGACTCTATCTTTGGGATCGTTGATACTGTTCGCGATTCAAAAAGAATAAAGGCTGAAAACAACTCCAAGATCGCCGCCCGAAACAAAGTCACCGAGATCAACAATCAAGTAGTTCGCATGAACAACACGCTTCGCGAGCAGGCGATGCGTGAGATAGCGGCTGAGCAAGAAAAAGCCGCGCTGATGAAGATGAGCAAAGCTCAACGCGAAGCGTACTACAAGGCGAAGGTTGAAGCCGCTAAAGAGGCCGAGCGTCTCAGGCGCGAAGAAGAGCGTAAGAAAGAAGAGTTCTGGGAAGCCGTATGGATCATCGTCGCCATCGTCTTCATCATCGCGCTGGTCGGCGGCGGTCTATTTGTTGCGTTTAAGTTTCTATGAAAAAGAAAAAGAAATCTGAGAATCTCTCGGATGAAGTGTCCGCGCACCCTTGGCTTCAACAGTACGAGAGAGCGGCCGGCCACCCTAAGGAGCAGCTTGATATTTTGAAAGAACGGATCATCGAGATTGAGGACAACCTCGGCACCTCGAGCGTCTGGTTGATATGTCTGACTATGATTGTTATTGCTTTAGCATTTGCCGGTATGATCACCGGATCGATTGGCTTTGGTAATGAGTTGATCAACAACTTAACGGCAATGATAAAATCAAAAGGACACTGAAATGGCTGACAGCAAATCACTTCAGAAAGATTCAAAGTACAATAAGTATGACATAGACGGGGACGGTGTGGTAGACGACGCCGAGATGCAGAAGATGGAACACATGATTGAGTTTGAGAATAAAGATAAGAAGGAAGACCAGCTTCGCCAGATGGCTTGGATGGCCATGGGAAGCATGGTGCTCTTCACCGGTATACTCTTCTCACCGATCGTATCGATCGATAAGCTCAATGCGCTCGGTGCGGTTCTTCAGATGTTCTACCTCGCCCAAGCCGGCGTCGTGGCTACGTTCTTTGGCGCCAACGCTTACGTAAGTAAGTAATTCTTCATGAATTGATCGCCAAAGTTGTTGTGATCTACGGAGCACGTCTTGGCGCAGGTCTTAAGCCTACCATCTGTCGTGGAGCTCAAACTCCACGACTTTTCTATGCGATCAAAGAATCCTTTCTTTAATACGCCATCTATACCATGAACTTTAGTGTCGATGTTGCTTTTGTCGCCATTCATGTGTCTGAACAGCTCACCTTCTTTATATGAAGGTAGCTCGGAGTTGTACAGGGCGCTTCCTCCGAGCCAACAACACGGGACGAGCAGACCCTCGGCGCTGATGTATATGCCGCGTTCTTTCTGAACCCTGCAGCTAATCTGCGTCTTATTTAGAAACTCAGGATAAGATCCATAGATGCGTACGACTTCTGCCCTGATCGCGTTGACTTGGTGTACGTATTCTTTCTTCTCGGGTTGAGCCAAATGTTTGTATGTCGTCTTGTTCTGCCAGCGGCTCGTCCTCTTTGGAACGAAAGACTTAAAGCCCATTTTTCTAGCAAACTCACGGGCTTCATCGACTTGGTGTTCGTTGTGCTTAAAAACTAAGAAGTGCCATCGCGCTTCGCCTCCGGCTTCGATGAAAGCCCTAGCCGAAGACATTACGTTTTCCCAGCGCACGTTCTCCCTGTATAGGTGATTAGTATCCTCGAGACCATCGATCCCAAAAGTTACTCTTCCTTTTCCATGTATAAGGATTCCAGCTAAATCTTTCCACCAAGACGCCGGACGCGCACCGCCGTTGGTGTACATATTCAGCTCCATGTTGTAGTTCGCGTACCTGAAGTACTCAAACACCTCGAGCGTGTCTTTGGCTATGATGGGATCGCCGTAGTTGCCGCACATGTACATGCCGCTGAGCTGCTTGATTAGATCTTTTGGAAAGATCTTAACGCAGTCTTCGTAACTCAACTCGGCCGTGGTCGGATCGATAAGGATGTCGCTGTGCGTCTCTTCGTTCCTAGCGCACATCGAGCAACCGGCTTGACACTTACCGGTTATCTCGAGGTGTACTACGCGTATGTCTTCGTATTTGAACATTATACTGTGAACTGATCCTGACGCGATTCACGTTGCATACGCTCTTGGCGCTCCTGCCTCTCGTATCCAAGTACGTAGAACCAACCGACGAGGGCTGTGATACCCATACTGACGTGTGTCCAGTCGTACGTAAGCAGTCGATAGACTACATCAAAAACAATGAACGCGATGATGGTGTAGGTCATATACTCATAGAACTTCATGCTGCTGTCCTCACTTTGAAGTTGAAAAACTTGCCGTCGCGGTTGAGCTTGCTGACGGCGTCTACCCAGTCCTTCGCGTCTCGCTCGGATGCGAAGTGTAGTCGATCCTTGATGGTCAAAGACTTCAAGTTACCCTTGCTGAAGAACTTCTCGAACTCTACTACGTACTTGTAAGAAGCGGGATAGATAGACATCTTGTATCTCCATGTTGTAGACTATATATTCCATTATACCGTAGTGTGCGATGTTTGTCAATAAAAAAATGGTGGACAGGGTAGGACTCGAACCTACACTTAGACCGTTATGAGCGGCCGGCTTCACCTTTAAGCTACCCGTCCTAGCAGTTTCTGTCGTTTATCATTCGGGTCACCACGTCTGCTAGCAGGTTGTGGTGTTCTCCCTCATGCCACAGAGACTTCATGTACTTATGGGTCTTATACGTGAACCAGTGCTTCGTAGCTTCTGGGTGCATTCCTATCACACCAACGTTTCCCTGTATGACCGCTGCCCAGTTGTGATTAGACGCGTACTTCGCGACGATCTCACACCTGCCCGTTCCCTCGATCACACACCCGTCGTAGAAGTACATCTTCAACGGTTCACGTATTGAATACCAAATAACGTCGACGACCGTACCGTATGATCTGGTCGTCTCGGTGTTAGCCTGTTTAATGAATTGGTTGCACTCCAAGTCTTTGAGTACGCCGAAGTACCGATGGTCTGCCCAGTACGCACCCATGCAGATGCCTAAGTACTTTCCACCGTTCTCGACGTACCGGTTGACCTTCTCAACCTTGTCGCCAAGGATCTTGTCGAAGTGATCGGCGTCGCCTATCCCACCGGGAAATACGATCATCGCCGATCGCCGCAGGGCTAAGTCGAAGTCGTCGTTCGTAAAGAACTTAACGTCGTATTCTTCCTGCAGGGCGTTGGCGACGCCCAGAGCCGAGTCGGTCGAACAATAGGGGTGGTTGTGGTAGACCGAAACGACTGGCTTCATTTAATCCCTTTTGCGGAGTGGGAAAGAAGCCATGTAGCTGTCGAACTCAGTGTGCACCATGAAGTACTCGATGACCCGCTCGAAGCCGACCATCAGGTTCCAGTGATCGTCGGGATCGTCGTATACTCGAACGTTGTTTTCCCAGTCTTTGACGAGCTGTTCGTAGCAAGACTTGAGCTCGTTGAGCGTGATCGCGTCGATCTGTTCATATTCAAGTTCTACTGTAACTTTAGGCATCATTCACTCCATGTTCCTATTTATTGTGACTTTTTCTTTTCAGACTCAACGAGCTGCTGCTCGATCCAGTTTTTTAAGATCTTCTTGGCAGGGTTAACGATCTCCTGCACGTCGTTCGACTTGAGAGCCGTCTCCCCGTACTCAGAGGCCGCGATCATCATGATCGTGTTCTTGCTCGGTAGAAAGATCATTATAAACGCCAGAGCGAGCAGAGTGGGGATGGAGACTTTCAAGGCTTTCCTCGTGTTCTGATTAAGCTTCTCTTGGTACTCTTCATCGTAAGTAACAAAGAATCCTATACCGGCAACGACCGACACGACGGCGGCCAATAGTATAAGCAGCGCGATAAATCCGCCGAGGCCATGTACGACCTCGGCAAAGTAGATGATGAGGGATAGGTTGTTCATTGTTTCCCCACGAATAGATTTTTGCCGGCGATGCAGGTGTTGTTGTCGATGTACACGCCGCCGAGGGTCGAACACGCTTCTTTCAATCCCTCGTTCTTTTGATATGCGTTCCAGACCGTCACCGCGATGACCACGATGGGTATGTAGAAGAGCGCTGGAAGAACGACGTTCTCAATGATCGTCTTCTTTACATCAAGGGTGCCGTCTGTTAAAGTGATCTTAGCCATTATGCTGCCTCCGCGAATTCTACTGCTGTTTCAAGCGCCTTGATCTTGCGCTGGCGATTCTGTCCGTACCAAGCCGACTTGAGCCGTGAGTCGGCCGAGTGTCCGAGCAGGTGGTCGGTCGTATAGGTGACCGCGTTGAAAGCCTGCCACCAAGTACCCTTGCCGAACTCGGCTCCCGGCTGAGTCTCGAGAACCTCGAGCGCCATAGATGCCGGACGCGAGAGCGGGCGATCGAGGTAGTCGGTGTCGTCCTTGACCATCGATGGGAACACCGTGCGGAAGTAGTTCTTTACCGTGTCGTCGGTGATGCGCTTGGTCGTGAGGTACTTAGCCACGTCGACGTATGTGCCCATCCGTTTGCTGGCCATGCCCATCGTGTGCTTGACCGACTCGGCGTCGAACTTGTTGCGGTGGTTCATGCGTACCATCATGTCGGTAGTGCCGTTGAGGGCTACGGTGAGTGTATTGTTGCACACCACTCGAATGCCCGTGAACCTAATGTCGACGCACTTGCCGTAGGTGTGCGGGTTGGAGAAAAGGAGGTAGGGTTCGACTCGATCGCCGCCGACGATCTCGAAAGACTCCTTGATCTTCGCCAGAGCCCAGACGCTTCGACCACCGTCGAGCGAACCCGCCGTGTGCATCTCCATGTCTCCGGCCATGACGAAGTCGTTGAAGAACTCAAAGGCTTCGTGGTTCTGAATAGGTTCCCAGTCGCCCGAGACCGTCGTCAGCACCTTGCTGTCGCTCGAGCGAATGAGAGCGTAGTCGTCCGTTGGGATGAGCTCGTCCTTGAACTCACAGAATGTTGGAACCTTCTCGACGGTCCAGTCGAGTCCCGCTTTCTCAAGCATCTGGGCCGGTGTGAGGTCGTTGTGTACTGGGACGCCTAAGCCGTGCCAAGGTGTCTCGCCTGCGTATGCCATAGTTTCTACTAAGTGTGCCATTATTTTGTTCCTACTACGTGTCTGGTGACGATAGTTTCGTTTACTTTGAAGTCAGTTCTGCTGTAGTCTACGCGGTGACGGCCGTATTCGATTGCGTCTTCGCGAGTGACAAAGATCATTGGCTTACCGTACATGGGTCCGTATGATCCATCGTTTTTAACTGCGTGGAAGGTGAGGACGTAGTACTTCATGCTGCCTCCAACATGTTGAGGGGGACCAAGTAAGTTTGACCGTTCGTCATCTTAACAGAAGCTTTCTTGATCTTGACATCTTTGATAACGCCCGAGTAGTCCACCCCGCGGGATGAGAACTTTACTTTGTCGCCCGACATGAACTTGACACGGGCAGTGCGCGAGAGTGACTGACGACGATTGACGATGGCTTCATAGATTGAGCTCAGTTCGTCGTTCGAGGCTGAAGTGAGGATGTATGAGATTGCTGAAGCGAAGTCTTTGTTCATGGTCTGATTCCCTATTGCCATTATCTAGATCTTATACTGTTTTGATAAAAATGTCAACCGTTATTTTCACCAAAGAATTCACGGAAGCCGTTCATAAGAATAAGATAGGCCGTACGTTCTTCGTGGGTGTATGTTTCACGAAAGTATCCAAGGCCACCCGAATGATACTCGTCGGTCATGATCTCCAACATCTCGAGGAGACCGAAGCAGTTATCAGCGCGAACTTGATCTATAATCTGGGCTGCTTGAGTTATATTCATCGTTTGATTCCCTATTGCCATTATCTAGATCTTATCAAAGTTCTACAGAAATGTCAATAAAAAAGTGATAAAAATAAGAAAAAAAATTATGTAATAAAAACAATGGCTTAGGAGGAAGTTCCTAAGCCATTGAAAAGATTCAGTTTTTCTGGAAGCCCAAAACCCTAGAAAAATGACTGTCTGGTGCCCTCCCGATGGAGCTCGGCCGTCACACAATGGGCTCCCCCGTCCCAGAAGAACCGGTGTCTCATGGGCGATATGTGGGGTGTGATCCCGTTCCTCTCCAGTGCCTTGAAAGCTTTCTCGTTGTAGGACGACACGACTACGTTCTTTTCGTCGATCATAAGGACGTTCACGTCGAAGATCGTCTCCTCCACGTATCCCAGCCAGTCTTCAAGCCAGTGCTCCACGTACTCGATGATCTCGTCGTCGTCTGCAACACCGGAAATGAACCACTTACCGTTGTTCTTCTCCTTCAGGTACATCCACTCACCGAGCGAGTTCATTCGGTTCTGCTCGAAGTAGACGACCTCCCAGTCTGGGAACGTGTGCTCGTAAGTCTCTGCGTCGTACGCACTAAATATCAGTCCCGGCTTTAGTGGACTAAAGACGCCGTCGATGTGCCCGCCCGTGGTGACCGTGTGGGTGTTGTAGTCTTGGAGATACGTGTTTCGCATGATGTCGATGGCGTCGATGATTCGCCAGTCTGACATCTCACCCTTCGATCCAAAGAAGAGGTCTTTACCGATCCTATAGATTCCGTTGACTTTGATCCAAGCCAAGTCCTCATCATCCTGTCGGTTGACGACTTTGTTTCCCTTAGACGCGACGTATTCTAATATCCCCTGCCAGCACACGTCGAAGTTCTTGAACTGGCGCTGGTCTTCGTATCGCCAGTTGACTTTCTGGTTCACCCTGAAGTACGGGAACAGGAAGAACGTGTCGCCAATCATTATCATCTGATCGCGTGGGATCGAGCTGACTGGGGCTGGGATTGGTAAGTTCTGATCTATGTATTCTTGGGGAACGACGTCAGGTACGTCCGGCCTCAGCACTTCGACGTTGAACGACTCAAGGATCTTAATGAGCGACTGGTAGTCTTCTTCGGTCTCACGCGCAATCTTCTCAAAGAGATTTCTCATCTTTGAGTTCTTCATGAACGAGTAGAATTCAGGCGGGTAGTTCTTACCTACTACACAGACTTTGAGTGGATCCCACTCCTGATGTACGCTGAGCATCAGTTGCAGATCTGTTGGTACTGCTCGACCCAAGTCCAACCGTTCCAGACTTTACCTAAGAAAACGGTCTGACAAACGGGTTGATAGTAGTACTGCTGGCGCGGGGGCTGCATCATCTGGTTCAAGATCATGCCACCGATGAGTCCACCGAACAAAGCGGCTCCTACGTCACCACCGCCTCCGCCGTGATTGTAGTGCCTTTGTTGTATACGGTACCCGTGGTGGCCGTTCCAGTCAGCTAAGGCCGGCGTAGAAGCCAGAAGCGCGATGGCTATGATTGATTTCTTTAACATGTCATTCTCCGATCCATTATCTAGACCTTATTATATTTCTTAAGAATTGTCAACCGTTATTTTCATCTTCTAACCCATTGAAAAGATTAGGCTTTTTCCAGAAGATCACTTCAAAGTTCCCGTTCATGTGTTCGACAATCGCCGAGCAAGTCTCGACCCAATCGCCGCAGTTGAGGTACGCAGTGCCCATAACATCTCTTTGATTAGCATGGTGGATATGACCACAAATAATACCGTCAACGCGTAAACTACCCGCATATTCTGATAGAGTTTTTTCATAGCTACCTATAAAGTTAACGGCTTTCTTTACCTTATACTTTAGCCACGCGCTGAGCGACCATGGTCTTAGGTTGAGTCGCGACCTAAGCTTATTTACAAAGACGTTGAAGATTATGCTAAAGTCGTAGGCCCACGACCCTAGGTGCGACAGCCACTTCGCGTGGTTTATAACGACATCGAACTGGTCGCCATGGATCACCAAGTACTTCTTTCCATCTAGACCGACGTGTATAATCTGGTCGCATAGGGTGATGCTGCCGAACTGATGGTCACAGAATCCGCGTAGAAACTCGTCGTGATTTCCTGGAATGTAAAAGACGTTTGTCCCCTTGCGGGCGCGCCTGAGTATCTTTTGAACCACGTCGTTGTGTGACTGCGGCCAATAGAATCCGTTGTTCATGGCCCAACCGTCGACGATGTCACCCACTAAGTATAGGTTGTCGCAGTCAAACGTCTTCATAAAGTCAAGGAACTCATCTGCCTGCGACATACGAGTTCCTAGGTGGATGTCGGACACAAAGACCGACTTATATTTTATCGGTTCCCGATCGTGTACTTCGTCACTAGGTTCCATTGTGACTTTTCCTTGTACGGGATTATCTTGACTTGATTGATAGGTGCGAGAGGCTCTTGAACCTTGAACTTGTCGACGATCTCGATCAAAGCCCATTCGTCCAGAAGCAGCGCTATCCTGTTCCTGCGCGCTACGTCGGTCTCCGAGAAGTCGGCCGGCTTGCCGTCGAGCATGAACAACTCCTTGAAGTGAACGATGTAGTATCGCCCCTGCTTATGGAGTATGTGGCAAGATTGGTAGAGGGTGTTGTCTTTCTTCGAAGCGAGCCCGATTCTCGAGAGGGTCTCCTTCACCTTTAGAAAGTCTTCTGGGGATCTAAGTCGAACCTCGACTAGTTGGCTTAGATTGAACATCAGTACCGCCTTTTATTAACTTTTCTTTTATAAGGTCGATCTGTTCTTTCGTAAGGACACCATAGACTTCAAGAGCCCGTCTATAGCTTATCTTGTAGAATTCCTGCACGCACTGAACATCAGGTTCCTCGATGGCCTTCGCCCACTTCGAGAAACGCTTACCTTTCCTAATACTATTTATAAGATAGTCGTTTTGCAGCTGTTTTTCAGCCGTATTGTGAACGTTCATCTCGTTCGCGTACAGGATCGTGTCGATGAAGTAGGACAGGGCCCGATTGATGAGGAACGGGTTGTACGACTTTTCCGCGAGCTCAGGGTTCTCTGAGTCGCGGATCAGGTCTTTCTTGGTCGTGTTTATCGCGTTGACGAAGTCGAAGGGGTTCATACGAACTCCGTCGCCATCATGACCTCGGTCAAGAACGCCGCTGTGTTGATCTCGTGATCCGCCACGAACGCCGCTTGGTACTGGTACTTGGCGATGATGAGGACGAGCTCGGGGATCGACTTGGGGTTGACCTTCTCGTAGGCCGTGTCGTAGAACTTACGGAAGAGAGTGGTCGAGTCCATGTCGGAGTTCTCTCCTACCCACTTACGCATCTCGCCGAACTTCTTCTGCTTTAGAATGTCGACCAGATCAGCAAAAGCACTAGCGCCGTGGTTAGCAAAAATTCCAGTGTCGATGGTTCCATTTACGGAGTATCTCTGTAGTTCATTAAGCACGCGACGCCAATCAGGCAGGTGACGCTGAATAAGCTCAGCAACAACAGCTTTGTCAAACTTCACTCCATTTCCATCGAGAATTCCCAGTACGCGCTTGAAGAATTGTGCCGCAAGTCTAGGAAGATCCGCTTTGGAAATCTTGAACTCGACGACGGAACAACGAGAGTGTAGGGGCTCAATGATGCGGTTTCTGAAGTTACAGGTGAGTATGAACCCACAGTTCCTTGAGAATTCTTCCATGAAATTTCGTAGAGCTGGTTGGGTTGAGTTGGCGTTGAGGTAGTCTGCTTCGTCGAGGATGACGTATTTCCTGCTTCCAGTAAAAGATACTGAGGAAGCAAACTGTAGGATCTCGTTTCGTAGTGTGTCGATGTTTCCATTCATACTCCCGTTGATCACAATGTAGTCGGCGCCGATCTGCTCGAGCATAGCTCGAGCAACCGTAGTCTTACCAACGCCTGCGCTACCCGTTAAAAGTAGGTTGGGAATCTCTTTGTTGTCGACGAACTTCTGGAAAGTACTCTTCAGTTCTTCCGGAAGCACGCAGTCTTCGATAGTCTTTGGCCGATACTTCTCGACCCAAAGGAACTCTTCCATGCTCACCCCTGATAGCTGCTGTTGGACTCAGTAGCTACATAGTAACTTATTTTATCGGAAGTGTACAGGGCTAAACCCTTCGACGAGATCTTTACGTTATAGTTCGCCGGAACGAGCTTGATGATGTTCTCGGCTTTGAAGATCATGTCGAAGTGCTTGTCGGTCTCACCCACGTCGATGCTGAACGTATCGGTCGTCGGGTTCTTAGAGTTCATGGCGTAGACGCGAACTTTTTCTTTGTTGCCCTGAATGCTGACGTCTGGAACTTGGAGAACGCCCGTCGCGCGCACCACTTTCTGGAGTTCTTCTTGAGTGATGTTGAAGTCGATCTCAGGCTCAGGGAAGGTGATGTCTTTCTCGGGAGCCGATACGATCATCGACGACTCGGCGTAAGTGTAGCTGATCTGCTGCTTGCCGGACTTGATGAGCATCGACTTTTCTTTGAACTCGATCTCAGGCTCATTGAAGAGCGAGAGAACGCCGAGGAACTTAGTCAGTTCATAGATGGCGAACTCACGCGGAAACGTTTCTTCAACCGTCGCTTTGGCGAAGATCGACTTCTGCTGTGAGATTGTGGAGAGTGTCGATCCTGGACGGACCAGGATCGACGGGTTGATGGTTGCGAAGTTTTTCAAGATCGCGATGGTGTTGTCACTTAATTTCATAATGTATAGTCTCCAATCACTTCTTTACTTTTGTCGCTGCGATCTGTGCCGGATCGGCCGTGGCGGAGGCACCGATCGACGCCAGTGCCGCGAGCTTGCCACCGAAGGTGTAGAAGCCTGCGTGCTGCAGGTGCATCCATGGGCAGA